TCGTGGATTACGCCCAGATCAAGGCCTTCCTCAAGGACATCATCGAGCCATGGGACCACAAGATGATGCTCAACGAGAAAGACCCCATTATGGCCATCCGTGGCCTCGATGGGGCCTATGGCATCATCACCGTCCCCTGGGAGCCCACCGCCGAGAACATCTCCCGGTACGTTCTCCAGAAGGCCCTGGACCATTGGGCGCGGCACTCCTTGAAACCCAGGGGCGTGACCCTCTGGGAGACCCCGACATCAAAGGCTGTGGCGAGGGTCAAATGAAGCTGGTGTTCGCCATCCCAACAATCATCCGTGCTGACCTCCTGGCCGAAAGCCTTCAGGACTTGGCCCAGAGGGTCCACGCCTTCTCTGGACTGGTCCTGGTGGATAACGGCTGGCAGACCTTCCACCTCCCGGAGACCCTGAAGCCCATTACCCTGATCGTGAAGGCCGGAAGGAATCTCGGCGTGGCTGGGTCATGGAATCTGGCATCGGACATCGCCTTCCACACCCTCAAGGCCGACTATGTTGTCCACCTGAACGATGACATAGTTCTTGGCCAGGACCCGGAAGACATCAAGAGGGAGCTTCTCCGTAATGGAGAGCCCGACCTTATGATCGGCCCCTTCCACTGGTGTGCCTTCGCCCTCAAGTGCGGGGTGTTTGAATCGATTGGTAAGTTTGATGTGGCCTTCTTCCCAGCCTATTACGAGGACAGGGATTTCCTCTACAGGGCCAAGCTGGGAAAGCTGGGGGTTGTTGGGAATGCAAAGTCTCTCGACCCCTTCCACAAGCGCAATGCCTCCTCCGGTGGAGAGCAGGTTGGCCCGAGGGACCACTACATGAAGAAGTGGGGTGGCGTCCCTGGTTCCGAGAGATTCACAATCCCATTCGACGGAGTGTCACCATGATATCGTACAAGATCACCGAGATCTTTCTGTCCGTTCAGGGCGAGGGAATGCACACGGGCCTCCCAACTGTCTTCGTCAGGTTCGCCGGGTGCAACCTCGACTGCATCTTTTGTGATACCGATTGGCGTGACGGCGAGATGATGACCGAGGATGACATCATCCATGAGATCAAGAACGTGACCGATGATTGCTACCTCCGGGTCGCAGGGAAGATGAAGTCCAGGCCGAAGACCGTGTGCCTGACCGGCGGCGAACCCCTCCTGCATTGCAAGCCCCTCCTGGCAAGGCTGAAGAAGGAAGGGTTCAACATCCACATCGAGACCAACGGCACAATCAAGCTGGAACATGAGTATGCCAAGATTGTCGATTGGGTCACCGTGTCCCCCAAGAAGGGGGCGAGGGTTGTCATCCAGAAACCCGACGAGGTGAAGATCGTCCTGGCCAAGGGGCAACGTCCATGGGTCGGACCCTTCAGGGGCTCATACCCAGAGGTCCTCACCTGCAACTGCTGGTTTGTCCAACCGATGAACAAGTTCTCAGAGGCCAACAGGACCCGTGTCGGAGATGAGGGCTGCGACCTTATCGATTGGCCGAACCTCAGGTGGTGCGTCCAATTTGTGGAGAGCCATTCACCATGGCGTCTGTCTGTCCAGATGCACAAGTTCTTGAGGTTGAAATGAACATAGACTTCAACGCTTCATGGTTTCACCATCTTTGCCTCACTGTCGGAGAGGACCCCGAAAGGGAGGGCCTTGCAGACACACCTCGCCGGATTGCTTCGGCTTGGCAAGACCTTCTCGTCGGTTACAGCCAGAGCGCCGAGGAGGTCCTCTCCACCTTCTTTGAATCGGAGGGACACAATGGTCTTGTCATCCTGCGTGACGTGGAATTTTTCTCTACCTGCGAACATCACCTTCTGCCTTTCTTCGGCAAGGCCCATGTCGGGTACATACCTGACAAGCGCATCGTCGGCATCTCTAAGCTGGCACGGGCCGTCGATCTATTTGCAAGACGCCTCCAGAACCAGGAGCGGCTCACAGACCAGATCGCGGATGCAGTCGATACCGTCCTTCATCCGAAAGGCGTTGCTGTCGTGATCGAGGCCTCCCACCTGTGCATGAGGGCGCGTGGGGTAGAGAAACAGAATAGCGAGATGGTCACCTCTGCTCTCAGGGGATGTCTAATGGAGAGTGAGGGCAGGGGTGAGTTTATGTCTTTAGTAAGGGGGGCCAAATGAAGAAGATTATCCTGTACTCGGGCGGGGCCGATTCCCGCCTGATGCTGCACCGAGCCCTAGAGATCTTCGACAAGGACGACATCCGTCTCCTGCATATTGACTATGGCCAGAAGATGAAGGAGAGGCAGAAGGCCTTTGAGACCGCTCACCGGCTCCAGCTTCACATAGACTGCGTTGAGGTACGCCTGCCACCCAACCCCCTCACCGGGGATGCGCCGAGGAACGAATCACCGAATGTGTCCGACGCCTGGGTGCCAGGGAGGAACGCTGTCTTCCTGGCCATCGCTGCCTCATGGTCGGAGCATTACAAGGCCGACGAGATCTGGGTCGGGTTCGACAAGGACGATCAGGCCCTCTTCCCAGACTGCTCAAAGAGCTTTGCCGACAACATGGTGACATCGATGAATCTCGCCCGTGACCCAGCCCTGTGCCCCCTGAAGATCACAACCCCGCTCCTGTGGACCACGAAGGATGATGTGATCGAGGCCCTATGCAGTCACGGCATCCCACCCGAGGAGTATGTCTCTGGTTATCCAGGAACGGAGGTCGAAGGTGCCTGACCTTATTGCTGTCTCCCAGCACAACAGCACGATGAATTGGTCCTCTCACATGCTGAAGACCATGTATGAGATTCTTGGGCCAAGGATGCTCACCATGGCCTACGAGGATCGGGACAGTAAGGACCGGACCATCTTTGAGAAGTTGGACATGAAGGCTGCCAGAGCCTGTGCCCTTGGCATCTCTGCCGCCGAGAGGTACCCGACCGCGACCATCTTCTTCCCCGATGTTCAGAGCATGAACATCATGGCCTTCGATAACGGCAACCATCGCCTCATTGGGTATGTCCATGGTGGCCCGTATGAGGAGCATGACGCCTATTCTGCTAACCCTGCCAGCTACCACAGGGCATTCATAGCGCAATTGGATTGCCTGGATGAGATCTGGGTTTCCACCGCATATCACCGCGACCTGCTCTATGCTGCTTACGGTGCAACTTATCTGGACAAGATTTCCATTGTCGGGATTCCGGTTGCCGAGCCCAGCGGCATCGAACCCGTTCCCCTGGAGGAAAAAGATGGCGCAATCTTCGTATCGAGGAAGTCGGCAGACAAGGGTTACGATGTTGCCCTGGAGGCCAACAAATACACGCACATCCGAATGGCCAGATTCACTTCAAGGACTGCCTACTACACCGCCTTGGCAGGGGCGAGGGTGGCAGCCGTTCCATCGAGAAAGGAGACCTTCGGGCTCGTCGCCGCCGAGGCCTTTCTCTGCGGGACCTTGCCCTCCATCCCCGAAGACCTCTGCTACCCAGAACTCTACGGATACGACTACCCCGGCAGAATCAGAAGTCTCGACGCGAGAGGTCTTGCGCGTTCTGTGTCTCTATTGGCTGCTCTCGATCCCGATGAGTATCAGGGCCATGTGGCTGTGGGCGCTGAAGTGGTTCGGTTAGCTGGCAAGAAATTCTCACAGGCTATCGAAGGGGTGTTGCCTGAATGAAGTGGAAAATCGGGTACATAGATGGATCGTTCGACATCTTCCATTCAGGTCACGCGAACATCCTCCACAGAGCAGCCTCCATGTGTGACATCCTGTATGTGGGTGTAGCCTCAGACCAGATACACCATGAGAAGAAGGGCGACCCGATGCAGCCCTACGAGGTGAGGGCCGATGTCATCAACCACCTGGATTGCGTGAGGGCGGTCATCACCCACAATGCCTTCGATGAGATCGACTACGCCGACCTCGGGATCAATGTCAGGTTCGTCGGCACCGACCATGGGTCATGGGGTGTCGAACAAGTCAAGGGCATCATGTGGTGCATCCGCAATGGTGTGGCGATAATCCCAATCCCCTACACCGAGGGCATCTGTTCAACTGAGATCAAGGAGGGGCTCCGTGAGTTATCCTAGAGGGTTGAACATGGATCACGCTGAAGACATCATGGCTGTCGCCAATGACATTCTCAGCAGGCAACCTTACCCCTATGCTGTCTATGCTGGGCAACTGCTGTCCATGTACCGGCAGTACGAGATAGCCCCCCAGTCCTCCGACACCGACCTGGACTTTGCTGTCCTCCTGCCAAGGGAGGGTGACACCTCGGGATGGAAGAAGGTGTTACGGCAGAACTTTTACGCCGAAGGGTTTCTCGACGGCCCAAAGGAGGGCACCATCGAGGACGGTAGCTACCGCGCCCACCAGGAGTGTTTTCACCGTGACGGATGCCTCGTAGACATCATCACCTACCAGCCTACTGCCGACCCCAGCGTCATCTTCAACCTCAATGCCCACGGCAAGAAGACCCTGCCAGCGAGGCTGTTCGATGTTCATCCGTTCCTGTTCAAAGGTGTGACCTATCCGATGCTGTGGCCTGCTGTCGAATACTGTGAACTGGTGTGGGGCAAGGGCTGGAGAACACCCAAAGAGTCCAAGGGGTCATGGATGGCAGAGACCCAGACGCTTGCCCCCGGCAGGGATTGGATCTGATGAAAATCTTCTTCGTGGCGTCGGCATCGGTGGGGCACATGCGTCGGGCGCGTGAGGTCATGAAGCGGTACCCCGGTGAGGTCAACTACCTCATGTCCTTCGCCTATTGGAAGTCCACCCAGGCCATCAAATACTGGGCATGGCTCCGGGCCAATGGCGATGAATGCATTGTGGATTCCGGGGCCTTCACCTACCTCAACGCGCAGGGGGGCCTGGAGCTTCCCTATGCAACCATAGAGGACTACTGCGATGCCTACTTCAGATACCTCGATAGACTGTCTCCATTATGGGATCGATTCGTCGATCTTGATCTCTACAAGCTCTACGGGAACCAGAAGATCATCGAGGATGTCTGGCCCCTCATGTTCCAGTACCAACAAAAGAGCGGCAGGCCTTGCATCTTCGTATGGCACCGCGAACTCGGACAGAAGGGGTGGGACATCATGCTCAACCACCCCGACATTCACTGGATGGGGTTCAATCGCGACATTCCCTACTCTGATCCTCCTCTCTGGAGGCGGCTCGTTGATCAGGTCCATTCGCACGGGAAGAGATGTCACGGATTCGCTGCGGTACGCCGACCCCTCATGGAGGCCTCCAACCTAGACACCGCCGACTCGACCACCGCCTTCACCACCACCGACAAGTTCGGCCAGAGCGAGTTCTATGATTCGCGTGTAGGTGGGCATGGGTACATGATCACCAAGAATTCCCTCCGGTCGCTCAAGAGGACCCTGGAAAAAGCCGGCTCTAACACCGATGCCGCCAAGGCCAGACACCTCAGGGAATTGCGGCACCACATCTCTCACGATGTCGGCGCAAAGATCACAGGCCGACGGGCCGACAAGGACGCCCTGTGCGTCGAGAACATCTGCCATCTCGTCGAGATGCAGAGAGAGATTACCAACATCTGGAACAGGAGGCTGGCCAATGCCGCGCACCGAGTCAATATCGATGGAGAGGCTATTTCCAAACAACTGGAATCCGAACAGGATGAGCGCACCGGTCTTTGAGAAGGAGAAGGAATCGATCAATCGCTTCGGCATGATCGATCCTGTCCTGGTCAGGCCCCTCCCTGGTGGCGAGGACTCCTACCAGATCATCGACGGCGAACATCGGTGGAGGGCCTGCAAGGATCTTGGCCATGAGGAGATCCCTGTCGTGATCATCGATGTCGATGAACCCACGGCAAAGAGGCTCACCATCACCATGAATGAGCTTCGCGGTGACGCCGACCCGATCCTCCTCTCTGAGATGCTGGCCAACCTGAAGAAGGAGTTGGACGTTGAGGATCTCCTCTCGACCATGCCCTACACCGCTGACCAGCTTGAGAACATCATCGACGTTGCCTCCATCGACCTCGATGAATTGGCCAACCGCGACATCACCCTTCCCGGTGAGGGGGAGGAGGATGACTGGGTAACCCTCGCGTCCCTGATGGGCAGGAAGGCTGTCCCCAAGGATGCTGCCGTTGTCATCGAGGCCGAGGTGGACAGGATTGCCGCCTATTACGGCCTCACCAGGGGGAACAGGTGGCAGGCCCTGGAGATTATGGCTGTCCATTCTTCCCAGGAACCCCTTACCGAGCAGGACCCGAGGGTGAGCGATGGGGAATGACTGGGCATCCCTCCAGATGGAGTTCAATGTCTACACCGGCTCGGTGAAGGAGTTCGCTGAAGAGAAGGGCCTGTCCTACCCCATGGCCCGTCAGAGGCTGCGGGTGAAAGACAAGAACGCCTTCAGGAATGAGGTGATGTCCGCTGCCCGGGATCAGCTTGTAGTCTCCCTGGCCGATGAGACCGCCAAGAGGTTTGAGCGGTGGTGGAAGCTGACCGAGATCATCGAGGGGCAGATCCTTGAGCGTCTCCAGAACGACAAACCTGAGGCCAAGAGCCTTGAACAACTCCTCAGGGTCATGCAGGAGAATGTCCGGTTGCAGCACATCCTCACCGGCTCTCCCGACCCGAATGCCGCCGAGGGGCCAAAGAGTCCTTTCGAGGCCTTCATGAACAAGCAGAGGGCTGAAGATGGCGAGGTAATCGATGGGTAAAATTCCGAACCAATACAAGAAGGATTGGTTCGCCTCTGTTGGGTACAATCCACACTCGGAGGGGCAATGGAATATCCACATGTCAGAGGCTCGATTCAGGGTAGTATGCTGTGGTCGTCGATTCGGCAAATCCTACTCTGTCTCTCAGGAAGCCCTAACGTACCTGGGACTGCCAAATGCCTCTGTGGCTGTGGTCGGCCCGACCTACTCCCATGCGGACATCGTGTTCAACGAGGTGCATCGGAGGATCGTGCAGGAGAAATCCATGCCGACCTCCAGGGTGACCCAATACGAGATCAGGACGCCATGGGGTGCCCGGGTGGTGAAGAAGAGTGCCGACAAGCCTGAGGGTATCCTGGGCGATGGCCATGACCTTGTGATCATCGATGAGGCAGCGGTTCTCAAGGAAGAGGTGTGGACCCAGTACATCAGGCCGACCCTCTCTGACCGGCGTGGGGACGCCCTGTTGATCTCCACCCCCAGGGGGTTCAACTACTTCTACTCCTTGTGGGCTCTTGGGCAGGGCAAGGACGATCAATGGGAGTCCTTCCAGAACCCCTCTTCCTCAAACCCACTGATTGACCCAGGGGAGATCGCTGCCGCCAAGAAGGATCTCCCAGACCTCCTGTTCCGGCAGGAGTATGGCGCGGAGTTCGTGGCTGTTGGTGGCATGGTCTACCCCTTCGATCCGGCCATCCACATCGACATGAACTTCTATCCCGTCACCCGGTACTCACGCATCTTGGCCGGTGTGGACTGGGGGGTTGCCAACCCGTCGGTAATCATGCTTGGTGGGGTCCTGTCTGAGAAGCCTCTCAGGGTCCACATCTTCTACGAGTTCGTGAAGCCGAGGATGACCTCCCCAGAACTGGTCAAGAAGCTCCTGGAGGTCCAGGAGAAGTACGGTGTAGTGCAATTCTTCATCGATGAAAGCGCCAAGGATCTGGTCATGCAGTCCTACAACGCTGGCGTCCGGGTCGATGATGAGAATTCCTGCAACCGTGACATCCCGGGTGGCATCGCTGCGGTGGCCTCGATGATGGAGAATGACCCGTCCATGTTGACCTTTGCCCCCGGCCTGAAGGATCTCGTTTTTGAGATCACGCACTACAAGTACGAGGACACGATGGATACCAACATCCCGGAGAAGCCGAAGAAGCGTCGGGATCACTGCATGGATGCCATGAGGTACCTGATCATGGGCATCAGGGACTCTTACCAGCCCTTTGAACCCGAGGTCGCAGGTGAACGAATGGACTTCGATCACTACCTTTGATGCTTTTATCGACTTGCCATTCCAAGGGCGATTGACTGGTTCCGTACTTGACTTTTCCACACCGGGTTGACCAAAGTGCCATTGGCAAGGAGATGAAATGGGCAGACTGAATTCGCTTCTCTTCGACGCCTACGGCAATGAGGTCCAGGAGCAGTCTCTCACTGAGAGGGAATACGCGCTCTCAGTGACCTCCCCCGTGGCCCTTGAGGCCACCATTGGCCCCCCATATACCGATCCCGTCTCACAGTCTCAGGGCCTTGAGGTCTTCGATGAGATGTATGCCACGGATGCCCAGGTCCGTGCCTGCCACCACACGAAGGTCATGGCCAGATTGATGACCGGGTGGGAGTACACCGCCGCCGAGGGCGGCAAGAAACACCTCGACTTCCTGAAGTACACCCTGGACCACATGCAAGGCTCTACCCATGAGTTCCTTCGGGACTTGATGGAGGCCCTGCGCTATGGCTTTGCCTGTGTGGAGATCATCTGGGGGCGTTATGAATCTGGCCCATGGGCTGGATACCTGGGGGTCAAGGCCCTGAAGGCCAAGCCGCCTCATGGCATCCAACTCCGGGTGGACCGATTCGGCAACATGCTCCGGTGGGGCGTTGTCCAGAAAGTGACCGGCAAGGAGCGCAAGTACCCGACCGACAAGTTCATCGTCTACTCCTACCAGAAGGAGCCGACAGGGTATTATGGGCGGTCAGATCTTCAGCCGGTTTACAGGCCCTACTTCATCAAAAAGGCATTGGAGAAGTGGTGGGGCGCACACCTGGAGAAGTTTGCATCCCCGACTGCGGTCGGCAAGTACCCTCCCGGGTCGGCTCAGACTGAAAAGAAAGAGGTCCTGGACTTCCTCCGAAGGATGCAGGGCAATTCGGCGGTCATCATCCCGGAGAAGTGGGAGGTTGAACTCCTAGAGGTCGGCACCGGGGGCTCGGACGCCTTCCTGAAGGCCCTGTCTTACTTCAACAAGATGATTGCCAGGGGCATCCTTGTTCCTGACTTGATCCAGGATCAAGGTGACCGATCCGGCTCCTACTCCCTCGGTCAGGTCCATGCGTCCAACTTCATCTGGGTCCTTGAGGGCATCGGCAGAGAGCTTGAGACCGTGGTCAGGGAGCAGTTGGTTCGCCGGATCATTGATGTCAATTTCTCCGATGTCGAGGAGTACCCGAAGTTCCGGTTCATGGGGTACAAGCCTGCCGATGAGCGGTCTGTTGCCGACATGTTCCTGGCTCTGGTCGATGGCCAGATCGTCTCTCCCGAAGACCCGATCATCAGGGAGCGTCTCAACCTGCCCTCGGAGGGTGCAGGCCTCCCGAAGAAGGAGCCCAAGCCCGACCCTATCGCGGCCCTGGGTGTGCCCGGAGAAGAGAAGCTCCGAGAGCCCACCGACGACAAGACCGGTGTCGAGCCGAAGCCGAAGGATAACCGCGCCACCACTACACATTCGGATGACTGGTGCGGGTCCAGCGGCTTGGGGGATGGGCAGGCAAAGCCAACGCAGGCCTTTGTCTCTACTGTAATCCATGGCCATGCCCACAGTATCGTCCTCGATGACCTCGGCAATGGTATTGCCTTACCGATCCTCCACCAACACAAGATAGCCAACGGTGTTGTCATGCCCGTGAATGGCCACACCCATGACCTCCAGACTGGGTTCTCCGCGACCGGCGCTTCCAATGGTCACGCCCATCCAGTCATAGGTGACAAGGCTGTTGCGGTGGACCACGGCCATCAGGTTGTAGCCTCTCGGGTCTGGCCTGACCTGAATCATGGGCATGAGATCATGGACCCGGTTCCGCTGTCTGTTGTCGAGAACTCCATACCCAAGAGTGGTGAGGAGGGCATTGGCGAGGGGGAGGAGGATGGCCCCAAGCCGCCAGACAGGTGGATTCCCGTCAACCAGGGCTCCGGGACCTCCAAGCAATCAGACTTGCCAGACCCCGTTACCGGGCCTGTTGTGGAACTGGTTGAGGAAGAGTTCAGGATTTGCAGGGAGCAATTCCTCGGACAACTCGACAAGAAAGAGGTCTTGGCTTCCGGCGACCCCAAGAGGTTCGAAGAGATCAGGGTTCGCCAGCTTGGCCGATTCAAAGAGACCCTGGCCGAGGTTCTTGCCGAGAATGTCTTCAGGGGTGCCGCCCATGCCCTCCAGGGGGCCGAGAAGGACCGGGATGAGGTGTATGCCCTCCCGGATGGTGAACGACCCCCCATGGGCCTGTCAGAGGCCATGGTGGAGACCTATGGAGATCTGACACCTCTCTTCAGTGGTAAATTGGGTGGCATCAATGAGGCGGCTTATGCCCTTGCCGGGACAATGAACGCGATGGTTCAGGGTGGGGTTCTTGCTGGCAAGCTGGGCATGGCCAGTGGGAAACCCGAGGAGGCTGTCAGAGAGTCGATCTCTGTGGCCCTCAAAGACCCCTGTTGGAAGACCGAAGCATGTGCCTCTATCGATTCCGCTTCCACAACCCTGATGGGTTTTGGGGGCGATGTTGTCTTAGAATGGATCGGCCGATGAGGACCAGAGGAGCCCCCAGCGTGGCAGACAACATCGAAAAGCTGAGAGAGCTTACCAACAAGCTGCCGACCGCACCATCTATGGTGATGCTCGGCGCTGTTGGCAGTACCGCTCTTTATGGGCTCTACAAGGAAAACCGTGTTGCCGTCCTTAGGGGCATTGTCCCTGAGGGTGATACATACCCCCGTCATGAACATCCCGTCACCGAACACCTCATACTTGTCAGTGGCCATGCCATTGTTGAGGTCAATGGTGGGGAGAAGGTAGAGCTTTTCCCTGGAGATCATTGTGGCCTTAGGCCGCATGTACCGCACTCATTTACCGCTGTAGAAGACACCATGATTATCGCGGTCACGGTCCCAGCAGAGGAAGGCTACCCTGATGCCGGAAGTTCATGATGATTTTAAGGCCTGGGCAAATCACATCTTGATCACCCTGGAGGGCCACGGTAAGGACATTAAGGAGATCCGTAAGGATATTGGGGCGTTGCGGGTCGAGATAGCCGAAATAAAGGCCTCGGCCAGGACTAGGGCCTCGTTTCTCGGCGGTGCGTGGGGCCTGGGCGTGTCAGTGATCGTTGTGGTTTTGCGTGAATTCATGGCCAAGTAGGAGGCTGGAAAATGAAATGGCTCTCAAGGAAGCTCATCGTCAGCGTGGCAGGTGTCGTCACCCTGATCCTCATCAACGCCGGGATGCCCGAGAATCTGGCGACCCCGTTGATAGACTCCATCACCGAGGTCGTGGTGTTCTACCTGATTGGCCAGAGTGCGGTTGACCTTGGCCAGCCCCTCATCGCCAAGCTGACCGGAAAGAAGTAGATCATGTTGGCCGAACTTGCAGGAAGTCTGATTGGGGCCATCGCCAACAAGGTCGGTGGCGTCTTCGGTGGGGCCAAGAAGGCCTTAGAACTTCTGCCTGATTCAGCCGAAAAAACCTCGGCCAAGGTGGAACTGCACAAGGCAGAGAACAGCTTGGTCATGATCCTTTCCCAGAAGGAAGTGGATCTCCAGAGGTCTCAGGATAGTGTTCGCGTTGCAGAGGCCCAGAGCGAGTCATGGTTGGCGGGGAACCACCGACCCCTGACCATGGTCGCTCTGACCTCTTTGATCGTTGTCAACTTCGGAGGTCTCCCAATGACCGGGAAGGCCCCAATCACGTTCCCTGTCGAGTTCTGGTGGTTTGCCGGTGCAGTCTACGGAACGAAGATCCTTGGCCGAAGCGCAGAGAAGATCGCCCGTGCCAAAGCAAATGGAGGCCCTGGTGCTTATTAATTTCAAGACCATTGAAGAGGTGGCGGCAGCGGGGTTCCCGACACAACTCGATGGCGAAGACCTGACTCTTGACGAGGCCAACTTCATGGCGAAGCTGATTGCCAAGCTCAAGAAGGATGGGGTGAAGAATCCTCAGGCTGCCGCGCAGAAGATACTGGCCAATGGTGGCCTGTCAGCGGTGAAGAGGGCCTTGCGGCGACCCAGGCAGAGCGCCCCCTCGGCTGCTCCTGCGGGTGGCGGCGGCAAGGACGGCCGGGGGCCAATCCCAGGCCTCTCCGAGGATGAGCCCAGTGGCATGGCCACTGTGGACATCCGTAATGTGGAGATCTTCCAGGCTGGGACCCACAAGAGCATCCCATTCGATTCGGAGACCCTGGACCGGCTCGTTCAGGATACGAACAAGAACCTGGACGCCTTGAAGCCCTTCGTGAAGCTCGGGCACAACGAGGACCAGCCCTACACCGATGGCCAACCGTCGATGGGGTGGCTCTACAATCTTCGGCGCGTGGGAGACAAGGTTGTCACCGACATCAAGGGTGTCCCGAAGGCCCTCGCCCGAGTCATCGGCCATGGTGGATACCGAAGGGTGTCTGTCGAGTTAATGAGAGACCGAAGCATGAACGGGGAGCAGTACCCCTACCTGCTCCGGGCCTTGGCCTTCCTGGGGGCGAACGTCCCTGAGGTCAAGACCCTGGCCGACCTGCCCAAGCTCTATTACGCCGACACCAGTGACTCGGACAGCTTCTGGGGCAATTATGCGACCAATGACACTCAACATTGGTGGGGACAAGCCACCGACAACACAGGACAGTCCTGGACAACCGGGGGCTGGATCTGGTACGACGACAGTGGTAACATTATCAAGCCGCTGGACATCACCCTGGACTTCGACCAAGAGGAGGAAGAAGTGACCAAGGAAGAGGCCAAAGCTCTCCTAGAGGAGAATGAGGCCCTGAAGCTGAAGATGGCCGAAGGACGGGCCAGCGAGATCCGAGAGAAAGCTGTTGCATTTGCCGACAGCCTTCTGGAGGAGAACAAGATCAAGGCCGACGACAAGGACAAATGGGTCAAGGTACTCGTCCATATGTCGGAATCCTGTGACACCATCGAGTTTGCCGAGGGTGACGAACCCTTCGACAAGACTCTGATGGACCTTCTCACCAGCGTCGCCAAGATGGCCGAGAACGACGAACAGGCCGAGATCGACGCCGAGAAGACCGACACCGATAAGGACGAGGAGCGGGCTGCCGAGATGATGGAAGACTACAAGTCTCGGAACCCCGGACCTCACACGTTGACCTAAGGAGGTCTTACTGTGGCTGGTATGAGTTGGACCACCACAAAGACTGCGACCGACCGATGGTTCCTGCTGTCTGACACCTATGTGTCTATCCAGGGAATCCTGGATGCCACGGTTTCCGACACCGGACACTCCGGCAAAACCCACATCATCCGCGAGGGCGTGTGCCTGACCTACAGTGGCCAGAAATGGTACTACACTGATGGTACGACCCACACCGCCACGAATGGTGTTCTGCTTCGGGCAGTGGACATGAAGGATGGCGACACCGCCAATTCCCATGCCGACCACCCCGGTGCTATCGTGGTTATCGGCGCAGTCTCCAGTGGACAGTGCATCAATGTGAGCGGCACGACCGTGAACGCCAAACTCTTCCTCGGACCTTAAAGGAGGGTCATGCAGCACGAAGTTCTTCGACATCAGACCATGACCGCTTTGGTCCGTAAGTTCAAAGTGGACTTTGGCCTCGGCGCGTCTCTCTTCCGGCAGGGCGTCCCTTCGCCCACGAACGAGTACACCTTCGACGTTCTGGAGTACAGCCGGGATCTGGCCAAGTACCGTGACCCTCAGGCAGAGGCCGGTATGGTCAACCCGATGACCAAGAAGAAGACCTCGGTCATCATCCCGACTATCCGTGAGAAGAAGCTCCTGTCCGGTGCCGCCATGAACTGGCTGCGCCGTCCCGGTACGGAACATCAGCAGTACGGCAAGCAGATGCTGGCTGATGAACTCTCGGAACTGAACCAGCGTCTGGAACAGCGCAAGGAATGGTGGCGGTGGCAGCTACTCAATGGTGGCGACACCAATGGGTACTTCACGGTTTCCATCACCGATGGCGCTGTGACCGCTTCTGCCACCTATGACTTCGGGTTCTCTACCTCGCACAAGGTCAATGCCGGTACGGCATGGAGCGGAACGGGGTCGGACTCTATCATCGGTGACATCATCAGCGGCAAGAAGCTCATCATGCAGGACCACGGTGTCATGCCCACACGGGCGTACTGCACCGAGACGGTCATGAAGTACCTGATCCAGAACAGTGGCGTGAAGGCCTTGATGGGCGACTCCCTCAAGGATCAGGTTGCCCAGTGGGGTTACCTGAAGCGTTTCCTGGGTCTGGACATCCAGGTCTATGAGGCTGGCCATGTGGCCGACGGCTCCTCGACCTGGAACTCCTTCATCACGGACGATCACTTCATTATCGTCGGCCCTGGGACCGTCGGTGACGAGGTTGTCGCCCCTCCGGTGGACCCCCGTGCTGGTGGGACCGTCGGCAAGTTCTCCAAGTCCTGGGTCGAGGAAGACCCTGCGGGTACTTGGATCTTGGTGGAGGAAACTTGCCTCGCAGGACTGACGAAGCCCGAAGGTATCTACATCGTAAATACCGTCTAGCTTCGGTCAGGGTTCGGGTGAGAGCATCCCTTGGGGGGCGGGGCCAACGCTCCGTCCCCCTTTTTACACGAGGAGAGAAAATGGGAGACAAGAAGAAGTTACTGTTCTGGGGCGATGGCCCCATGGTTACCACCGGGTTCGGCACTGTGAACCGACACATCGCCAGAGCCCTCCATGACACCGGGAGATACGAGATCGATTTCATCGGCGTGAATTACTGGGGCGATCCGTATGACCCCGAAGAGTATCCATACCGGGTCTGGCCTGGAGGCATCGAGAAGAAGAGTGCCCTTCAGACAGGCTTCGGTGATGCTTTCGGTGGTCCTAATTTCGGCTTCCGGTACTGGTCCGATGAGTACGATGGCGTCTTCATCCTGAACGACATCAATGTCCTGGCCGAGCGGTTGGCCATTCTGAAGACCTCACCGACCGGCACACCGACGCCTCCTTCCGCGCCGATCATCTACTACTTCCCCATCGACGCCTACTTCCTCCATGAGGGCTGGCTCCCTGGGGTCGAACATGCAGATGCCCCAGTGACCTACAACGAGTTCTCGAAAGAGATGGTCGGGCTTGTGAACCCAGCCGTTGCCAATCGCTGCAAGGTCATCCCTCATGGGACGGACATCGAATCCTTCCGCGTCGAGGAGAAGGAGTCTGTCATGGCCTTCCGGCGTGACGTGATGAAGGTGGACGATGAGACTGTTCTCTTTGTCCAGGTGGCCAGGAATCAGGTGAGGAAGTCCAACGGTGACATCATCCTTGCCTACCATGGGTTCAAGGAAGCCAACCCGGACATCAAATCTCACCTCTACTTCCACATGCACCCAGAGGACAACGGGCCACACCAACACGCAGCCGTCCTGTCATTGGGGATGGAAGTTGGGGAAGGCAAGGACGTGTCCTTCAAGGAGGATCACAATCCGGGTCGGGCGGTGGGCGTCGATGTCCTGAACATGATCTACAACGCTGCCGACATCTTTGTCACGGCCACCCTTGGCGAGGGCTGGGGCCTCCCGGTGACCGAGGCAATGGCGACGATGACCCCGGTGATCGCGCCCCACAACACCTCCCTGTCGGAGATGCTTAACATCCCCGGGGCCGAGGAAGCCGAGAACTCTGACCTCCTTCGTGGGTGGCCGGTCAAATGCGGCGAGGGGCCACAGGGCATGGTGCAGGTCGATGGCACCGGATTCCGTCCCAGGGTTTCGGTAAACAACTTGACCAACAACATGACCCATGTGGCGAAGATGATCCTGGAGGACCGGGCTGGCAATACGCCAGATGAACTCAAGGTCAGGTTGGACAATGCGATGGCCTACGCTGAAGAGATCGCGTGGCCGAATGTCTGCAAGAAGTGGGTCGAACTCTTCGATGAGGTGATCTGATGTACTGCAATGTGTCTGGCCTCCGTGACCTCATTCCCTTCGTGACCTCTTCGGTCATGGGGGATACCACTGCGTCTGGACACATCCTGAGGGGGGATGGTGACATCGACGCTTGGTTGAGGCCGATGTTCCAGACCCCCTTCGGGGCATCCGTGGATAAGGTCATCCAGGGCGTATCGGAGGCCTTCGGTGCCGCCTATGCCCTAGAGGCCTACACGGGCTCCCACATGTCGAACAAGGTCGAGAAGGTGGACGAGTTGAGGCGGTGGGCTGTTCGCCGCCTCAACATGGTCCTGGAGAAGCCTACGATGCTGACGGTGGCAAACCATCCGAGGCAGAGTCCGTGGGGATCTCACACTGACAACAACATCATGTACTCACTGCCTTCGAATGTGCAGGTGGTGAATGTGAACGAGGTGGCAGAGGAATGGCGTTTCGGGTCCAGGTCCGAACAGTCGGTCTAACGAAGGCCAAGCTCGACACCCTTACCAGGGCGAAGAGGGTCAAGAACCTTCGCCCTGTCATGCATTGGGCTGCTGACCGGGTGGAGGAAGATACCGACCGTCGCTTCAAGGCAGCGGGAGCCTATGATGGCATTTCCCCATGGGAGGCCACCAGGAGCCCAAATCCTATACTGATAAAGACTGGTCGGCTCTATTCTGCAACCCAGAAGGGTGGCCACGGCCATCTGAGGCGGGTCACAGAGAGGACAGCCAAAATCGGCGTCAGAGAATCGCATGTGCCGTACTACAAGTACCACCAGGATGGTACTGCCAACATGGTGCAGCGCCCGTTCCTCCACTGGGGTCCCGCCTCAGATCGGCTTTTCAGTAAGAAGTTGGCAACCTACATTAAGGATGGGAAAAAGCCATGACGATGAGCCATGGGGCAACACCATCTGCCGGTAGAATGTGGACGATCATCGAGGCTATCGAGGCCTACCTCTCCCTCAATGCGGAGCTTGCCCTTGTTGACCTCAAGGCTGTCCACGCTGGAGACTTCCCGGTCAATGTCCAGTACCCGACTATCTCGATCACGCCCACCGAGGAGGAGCCTGGGCAACAGCCCGGGACCTGCTTCGATGACTTCCAGTATTACATCGAGGTCCGGTGCCGGGAGGCCGAGGCCGACAACACCACAAACGTGCAGAATGTTCTGTGGATGGCCGAGGTCGTGAAGGAGGTTGCCAGGACCAATCCCCAATGGGGGACCAACGCCATGCACACCTCCATCGCCAGCGTTGTCTATGGGTGGAACCTGGAGGACGGCTCCTACCGAAATGAGGCCACTGTCACGCTGTTGGTGAAGGTGGGTGAGGCCTACCCCTCCGAGGCCGGTGACGCCGGGAACCAGGGCGAGAACGGCGTGGTCTGGACCTTCAACCAGCCCTATATCCAGGGGCCTGCCAGCACCACCCAGAATGACCACTCTCTGAAGTTCGTGAACGGGAGATGGCACTCCATCGGCATCTCTGGCCCCGGGGAGACCAACGGCTCTGAATACTTTGCCCATTACTCATCCCCGGACCTCAGGTCTTGGGGCAGCAGGACCCTGATCCAGCTTGGCACCGGCAACCAGGGGGACTGGAACCACAACGTCTGGGCCTGCTACATCATCGACAACCCGAACTATGGGATCGGTGGCGCACCCCAGACGACCTACAAGTACCTGATGTTCTTTACCGGCGTGACCCACACCAGCCCAACGGCGACAAGGGAGCAGAAGATCGGCCTTGCCGGATGCCTGTCCGATGCCGACTACGAGAACGATATCTGGACAACCCTGAACTCTGAACAGCCTATCTATTGGGCAAACATGGATGACACCGGCAACGGTGGGGCCTATGCGGGTGGAGCCCCCTGGGGCACCTACTCCGACCCCGCCAATTGGGATGGAGACTCAAGGGACGCCTATGTGGTCGAGGATGGCGGTACCTGGAACCTCTTCCTGTGCGCGAGGTCCAGCAATGCTGGCAAGATGACCCTCGGCCATGCGACCGTCACCGAGAGTGGCGGCTATCCTGATTTCACCAGCCTCATCCATTCGGCAACCACGATCTCCGACAACGACCTGACCAATTTCGGTGCCGAGGCCTCGACGTTGTTCAAGATCGATGACGAATGGCACCTGATGTGGGGCGCAAATAGCGGCACAAGGCATCAAAGCCAATCCTCGATGAAGGGGTCATGGTCCGAGAACCAGTACCATGGACCGCTTCTTGGCTCCCCGACCCCCCATGGTGCCGGGACCGGCGAGACCGGCTCTGCCTCAGAAGTTGTCCAGATCAGCGGGACCCAGTATGTCCTGTCCCAGCACAAGGACAAGACATCCAACCTTGGGTACTTCTACTACAAATACTCAGAGTGCGATTTCAGCGATCTGACCTCTGGCACCTACGGCAACTACCCTGCCGAGACCAACTGGGGCAACATGGAGGGCTGTGTGGCGGTCTCTGGGGGCCTATCGGTGGCATCGGGCACCATGGACCAATCTTTGGTCTGGAGCGGCGTATACAACCAGGAGGCGGCTACAGGGGCATTCTACTACCAACCCATCTGGGGCGATGCCTACATGGCCGCTTCCGGGACCTCTTCGAACATGACCGGCAACAGCTACATCGCCACCGCCTTCAAGCATTACCGTCCAGGCCTGACCCAGAGTACGATCAGTTCTGGCGAGATGTGGCCCGACATGTCCAGGTACGGTATCATCGAATCCTCGCCATGGGTTCTGACCAAGAACCGCATCTCAATCTCCGTCGGGGGGACCAACAACTATGCGACCCAGTATGTCGGCCTCCTTCTGAATGACACCTCAGAGATGGTCGCCTCTGCAACTGGCAATGACAGCCATGTTGTCGAAGAGGTAGTGTGGGATGTAAGCGCACTGGTCGGGACGGAGGTCAAGCTGTGGATCGTGGACTTTGGTGGTGGACACATTGCGGTTGATCAGATCAGGGAATACCAGGGGTCTGACGAGGGCTCCCAACCGAAGGCCGCTGGGAAGGGTGTCAATGCCCTCGGCTTGATTCCGACGTAGGGGGAATGATGAAGTATCGAGCAAATGTTACAATTCCCGGGCGATACAAGGTTGGCAGGTTGAGGCTTGCCCTGAAGCCCGGGGCGATTATTGAGCTAGAGGGTCAGGTTGATCATCCGATGTTGGAGCCGATCTCCGAAATGGAGGCTCAAGTCGATGACAATCCCGCCCCCCTGGAAGACCCTGAAGATGAGGAGGCCCTCTAATGGCCCAGGTAGCGAAACTGAAGGGCATTTTCAACTTCGGTAACGAGGTCACGGCTGGTACGGCTGTCACCAGTGATCAGGTCATACCCCTCACCCGGGCAGCCCTCAACGAGGAGCCGACCTGGGGCTGGTGGCAGGGTGCCGGGTCCTTCGACACCGAGCATGGTGTGAAGATCGGCAACGAGGTCACCTACTCTGCTGAGATGTGGTTCTTTCCTCAGTACGCCGGATACCTGTTCTCCAATGGCTATGGAGGCATGACCGAAACCAGCGGAGACCACACTTGGGCCGGTGCCGAATGGGATGCAGTCAACGATGCGATCCAGCCGTGGACTATCGGCTGGACAAGCGGGTATTCCGAGACCACCAGCATTGGCCGAAGGAATGCTTACGGCGCGGTTGGCAACACCCTGACCATCAGCTTCCCCTTCCGAGAGGTCACGACCATCGCGGTAGAGGGCATGGCCCGGTCTGCCGCCCACAACACGATCAACATGACCTCTCCGGTCTTCCCTGGAGAGGGTGCCCATGAGAGGGCCTTCGTGTTCGATGACTGGAATTGGACCTTCGGGTTCAACACCGGAACCCCGGACACTACCCTCTGCCCGAAGGAGGCTACGTTGACCTTCAACAATGGCTTCCAGTTCTACTACGACATGTGTACCTCGACCAACAGCAGCGTCAATCTGGTGCCGGGTGCCCGAGAGGTGACCATCTCCATGGTCATCGGTGCGGACACGTCTTCCGATGGCTTCTATGATGTTGCCCTGTCAGGGTCCGACGGGTACTTCTCTTTCACTGCGGTTGCTTCCACGACTGCCTCTTCGGTCTGCACCATTACGGGGTCGAAGTTCCAGATGACGAGCAACCTCTGGCCTGAGATCGATGGGTCCTCCGAGAGGACAGAGTTCACGGTTGAGGCGAGGGCTGTTGGTACCATGCCGACCATCCAGATGGAGGATGATGTCGCGGTGGCTACCTTCGGCAGGGGCAATGCAAGTTAGTTGTTTGGCCGGGGGGCGGCTCTCTCCTCGTTCCTTCGGGAACCTCCCAGGCCTCCCCCTGGCCGCTTTTCAAAGGAGAGTATAATGGGATTCAGAATTTACACTGGTGACTATCCGGTCGAGGCCCTTGAGTGCATCGAAGTCGAGGGGGTGAAGTTCTTCTATCGACCTGTTCTGGTTTCCGACATGGACAACATGAGGTCCATGGACAAGGACAACCCTGTCGCCGCCCTCCAGCTTGTTGCCTCCAGCCTGATCCTCCGGGTCGAGAACCTTGAGGACCAGGACGGCAATGACATTGCCAAGCTGACACCTGAGATCGTAGAGGCCCTTCCTCTCACGATAGCCAACGAGGTGGTGTCCAAGATCATGAAGACGGCTGGCCTCAACGAGGAAGATGAAAATTTCTCCGAGCCGCTGTCCGATACGAAATAGAGGGAGGCCCTCGGAGTGGGGTAGCTCCAGATTGCAGGACCTGTAGCTGTGACAAGGAGAAGCGTGACCGTTGCCCAGGGAATTCGTTCATCCGTAGAGGGTTCGGCATCGACATCCTCGACGTCCCCCCCTGGGCGTGGTCACGCTTTTCTCTTTGGCTCCGGTGGAACAACTACAAGGTCTTGCCACTGGGCGGCGGCTTATATGATCAGGAAGAGTCTGTGATGGTCTGCATGGATGTCATCTCTTCTGAGGTAGCCGCCTACCAGAGAGAGGAGCGGGAGGCAGAAGAGGCCAAGCAGAAGGCAAGGACCCAATCGAAGAGAGGCCGTCGTGGCTCTTAATGTAATCTCCTTTGGGATGAAGGCTGTTGGCGCGACCCAGACCGCGAGGGGGTTCGCCTCCGTCAGTGGTGCCATCAAGACCATGACAGCGGCTCTCACTGCTGCCTCTGTGGCGATGACAAGGCTCGGCTCTACTTTTGAGCAGGGCATGGCCAATGTCCAATCGGTCTCCAAGAGTACCGTTGCTCAATTCTCGGGCCTGGAGAGGGCTGCCAGGAGCATGGCCAGGGTCACCACCGTGTCCGCTAATGACGCTACCAGATCCATGTATGCCCTCGCCTCTGCCGGTCTTCAGGTCAATGAGATTATGCAGGCTTCCAAGCCGATCATGACCCTGGCCGGTGGCACGATGTCTTCGGTGGGGCAGGTGTCCGAGCTTGTAGTCGCTGCCATGAAACAGTTCAGGTTGGAGTTCACCCAGTCGAGGCATGTGGTCGATGTGTTCGCTGCCTCGATCCAGAACTCTCTCCTCAACATGGACCGTCTCACAGAGTCGATGAAGTATGTCGGCCCGATTGCCAGGGCCTCCAACATGACCCTGGAAGAGACTGCCGCCGCCCTCGCCGCCCTCCATGATGCAGGCCTCATGGGCTCTATCGCCGGTACCACCCTCAGGCAGATGCTCCTAAAGCTCAACAAACCCACCAAGGAGTTGAGGGATGTCTTGGCCGGTGCGCGTCTTGAGACCCATGGCGTTGTCGAGGTCTTCAAGAGGCTGAATGATGCCGGGATGTCCAACGAGGATATGTTCAGGATCTTCAATGTCAGGGCTGTCAACGCCGCCCTGGTGATGAAGTCCATCGGCACCGATGCATTCGTTGAATACATCAAGAAGATGAATGACGCTGGGGCTGCCCAGAGGATGTTCAACATCCAGTTGGACACCCTGAAGAACAATGCCATTGTTGCCTGGAACCAGTTCAAGGATGCTGCCCTGAGTGCCTTCGCGGCTGTCGAACCGAGGCTTTCTGCTGTCATCAATTTGTTGCAGAAGCTCGGGTCGGTCATAGCCACTGAATTGCGTAGGGCCGACATGGGTCCCTGGGAGAGGATGGTAGCCGACCTGGAAATGATCGGCGTCACTGCCGACAAATCCACTCCTGCCATGAAGGCCTTCATCGAGGAGGCCAGAATCCAGCAGTTGGCAACAGACATGAAGGATCTCGCTGGAGACATGGCGGCCCTGGACAAGTTGTCCGGTCGAAGCTGGGCAAACAATTTCACCCAGGACACCCAGGAGGCCCAGGCAGAGCTTGTTAAGCTCCAGGCCGAATTGAAGCGGGTCATGGCGGCGTTAGATACAAAGTTGAGCGGTGGCCAGGAATCACCAATGGATGCCATCTTCTCGCCCGAGCAGATGGCCAATTTTGCGACAAACCTCAGAGGCCAGATCGCAGATGTGCAATCTGAACTGAGGGACATGGTTAAGGGCATGGGCAGCGTCTTGGGCACTACCTTCTCTCCTGCCCTTAAAGGCATCGGGAAGATAAGCAGCATTCTGGAGTCCATGCTTACCATCCCAGACAGTGAAAAGGCTGCCGCTCTGGCCGAGTTTGTCGGAGAGATTCAGGCCTTGCTTCACATGGCAGAGACCGACATCGCCAACCGCGCAGAATTCTCGGAGACCAAGGGGGTCACCGATAAGTGGGTGGCTACCATGGCCGACAGCCTTGGCCTTTCCCAGGAGGCATTTGTCGATGCGTTCCAGGACAATTGGGGGATGATAGTCCCCAAGTTGTCCGAGGTGACCATGCAGAGCCTCATCGCCTTGAACGAACACCTTGACCTCGGTGGCACAAGGGCTGGCCTTGATGCCATGTGGGTGGAATGGGGCGAACAGCTTGAGAGTGCCTATGGCATCACCCATGAGATGTGGGAGAGGATCACACAGTTCATCTCTGAGGGCGTAGAGGGCGTCTCCAAGCAATTGAATGTCGAACTCGACCCACAGGTGACCTTCTCCGGGGAGGCAGGCCTGGATCAAGCCCGAGAGGCGTTGATCGGATTCTCTGACGCCATGGAGGGCATGTCTGCCTCCACCTTGGACTTTGCCCTCCAGGGGTCTGCGAATCTAGCCCAATTCAAAATCATGCTTGGGTCTCTCGGTGTTGATGCAGACACGGTGGACATTGCCGCTGCCTTCTACCAACTCGCAGACGATATCACCATCTCTATGGGGTTGATCAATGAAGAGACCGGTGTGTTGACGAGGTTCGGTGAGGAAGTTTTCGCGCAACTCGGAATCCACCTAGAGGCCACCTCCGAAAAGGTCATGTCCTTCAACGAGAGACTTGCGGAGGAGATCAAGGGCATGGAGGGCACATTCCTTCAGGTCTGGGATACCATCGCCTTCGGTGCGGAGGACCTCGGGGAACGCATGGAGGACATCTTCAAGATCATCACCCGTGGCCTGTGGCGACTGGTAGGTCAGATGCTTATCGCCGCCGCGCAGGCAGCTTTTGCGTCCTCTCAGACCGCTGGAGCTATTGCCGATGCAACGGCAAAAACAAAAGCGGCAAAGGTCCTTGAGTCTGCCGCCCTCTCGCTCATGTCAGCAGAGGTTCTTGCGTCTGTCTCATGGATGGGGCCAGCGGCACCAGCCGCTGCCGCCACAATCCTGGCCACCATGATGGGCATTCACCTTGGCGCGAAGGTTGCCGCGTTTGCCCTGAGCTTCCCCCCTCAGGGTCTGGCCGAAGGTGGCTGGGTTGATGGCAACCCCGGGCATGACAACGTGCCTGCAATGTTGACCCAGGGTGAGTTCGTGGTCCCCCGTGATCAGGCCCTGTCGAATGCATCTCTTCTGGAGGCTATGCGCGATGGGACCACATCCGTCGAAGGAGGAGGGGGCACCAACCTCTCTGTGAGCTATTCCGGCATGTTCTACGCCAACGACAAGAAGCAGGTCAGGCAACATGCTAGGATGTTGATGGAAGCATTGGAGGACGTGTAATGCCTATCGGTGCCTGGGACACTGCTGAAACCTCTGGAGCCTGGGAACAATGGGCTGACCCCCATCACCCTACTGCCGCCCCTTCAGGCCTGACCTGGGGCGTTGCCCACACTGACGTACACAGGCGCATGGGCATTGTCATGGGCATCGTCCATCACGGGGACAAGTATCTGTGGAAGTTGCAATGGAAGTACCTCACCGAAGCGGAGATTCTCGTCATCAGGGATTGGTGGACCTCCAGGCTTTTCCAATTCTCCCCCGCTTACAATACTGTCACCCCCTCCTCCAGCACTTGGTACGATGTCCTCTGGAGGGAGAAAGAGTTTAAGCCTGTCCCCCAGAGAGGGTGCATGTATGCTCTCACGGCGACCCTTGAGGAGATCTGATGGCCACTGACAGATGGATTCAGGTCCCACAGGGCTGGCTCGACCACTTCTCTTCCAGGTCAACCTCTGTCGGCCCAGCCAATATCTGGATCTACACCCGCCCCTACGAGGGCGGGGCTCTCAGTCGGATAACTGACCATGAGGAATTGCTGTCGTGCGATGACTTTGCATGGTCTATCGATTTTGAGAAATTCGGAGGCCTCGGCAAAGGCAAAGACACCTCCTTCGTCTTCACCAAGAAGACCGACTATTTCACCACGACCCTCACCAAAGACCAGATCGGTGACGATCTTGTCGTGTATGTCCGGTTCGGGGATGCCGACTTCGATGACGGCTCCTTTGGGATGAGAACCTTGTTTGTCGGTCGCATCACCGAGATCAAATACGAGGAAGACAGTACCGTAGAGATCACGGCGCACCACCACTTCGAATGGTCCATGGACAACGAGGCTCCTGATGATTGGTATGCCCTCACTCCCGACAGGTACGTCTCAAGCCCCAAGACCTTCAAGGGCCGCGACCCCGGTCAAGGAAACTTCATCCTCAATGACCAGATCGAGGATTCTGAGCGGTGGGAAGATGCCGACCTAACAAACTACGATGCGAACTGGCCGAAGACATACTCTGTCTGGATAGAAGAGGACGTTAACGACTGGTGGTACACTGACACTAGCTCTGGTGGACCCCGGATATGCAACAGGGAAGGCAACACGCCATACGCCTACACCTGCGTCGATGACAACCGATCACTCGTTGTCGTTAAGACCCAGGGGCATACCATCAGCGGGACCTGGGACACCGATGTCCAGAGCGGCCTGAATTGGTTTGGTGCCTATCACCCCTTCACCTCCGACCCTCCTTACGGGACCCAGACCGCCTACCTGAATGAGATCTACTACTGCATCACCCCACCAGCAATCAAGTACGTTGATGGCACAGGGCAGACGCCACCACTCGGCCTAGTAAACCAAGGCGCTACGGCGCTCGTCAGTGGGGGCTGCTCCGCATGGTCTGGGCCATCCCCCTCCAAGGGTTCCAGGAAGCCCCGTGGCGCTGATGTCTGGAAGGTGCATTTCCAGGAGGACACGCCGGTTGGAGATGGCAATGACGGGGTAACACATCCGATCTTCCTCCCGGACAGGATTGAGAGGCCCTCCCTCTCCGAGGGTAATCCGATTTCTGGCGCACGGTTCAATAACTGGCGGCTGTTCGGCATCAGGCAGGCCGCTGGGCTCAACAACAATGTTTGCCCCCACATGGGTTGGGACCCTGGGGGCAACCACAGCTACAGCCATCATGCATACGACTACTACCCCTGGAAGGTTAAGAAAGAGAATGGCGCGTGGGTGGACGATGCCCATGGCTGGATCTCCTACGCGGCCACATTCATGGACCTCAAGGAGGAGAACCAGTCGCTCTGGCCGGATGTAAGGCAAGGCCCAGGCGATGTTGCAACAAGCTGGCCCAGCGGTGACAAGGATTCACCATGGCTGAGAGTCGCCTATTGCCCCGGGCAACGCTGGTTAACTGGCATCAGCGGCATGGTGTGGCCAGGGTCGGCTGTGGTGTCCACCAGGGACGAGCCATGCCAGCTTATATACTCTGTCCTCTCCAAGGTGTGGAGGTACGGTAGGCCTCCCACCTTCGACATCGACACTGGGGTCTCCTCTGGGATAACCGGTGAGGACCTGTTCTGGCCCGATGGCGCTCACACCCTGACCACAGGCTCCTATGACAATTCTTATTCCTGGGTTGGTCAACAGTATTACCAGCGGGACGCCAACCGATGGCCCGGGTCTTCTAAGTTCCAGGACCAACGTGGTGTGCGTGTCGGACTAACCGAGGCTGACATCACCCCCAAGGAGGCCTGGAAGAAGCCCATAGAGACTTTGTGTCGCGGCCTGGGCTTCTATGTGTTCTCCACCCCCTGGGGCGGGGTTGATGTCTGGTGCCAGAACGGTAGCCCTGGAGCCGGGGATAACAATTGGACTTTCTCTGCCGACCTGAGTGGCGACACACCGTTGCCTGGGGACCAGACAACCAGGAACGTCTGGGGTGTCGAATACGATTGGCATGACTGGAAGGTTGTCGAACATGTCGAATACAGGTACAGAGCCCTGTACGAGGAGACCATAGACCTGGAGTCCCCAGGCTTCATGCCGACCGGCGTGATCAACACAGAGTCTCGGTCGGTGAAGTCCTCCTTAACGCCTACAGGGTTCAGGACAAAGCCGAAGCGTTTCGGGTCCGGGCAAGGGTTGGTCTTTGATGTAGGGTCGGACCCAGACGACACAACCTGGGTCCAGGGGATCTCTGATGATATCAACGCCCTGTATGGCACCCTTCATTCCAGCATCTCCTTCTCGACAACCATCGATGCCTTCTGGGATGACAGCAACGAATACTTCATGCGAATTGGCAGCGGGTTCTACTTCACCGACGCAGAGGCCGGTGTCAGCGGGTTCTACTGGGTGACCGGATTTTCCATGAACATCATCGCTGGCACCATGGAGATCTCTGGTGTCAGTGCTGGTGCCGAACCAGGCGTCTATGACCCTGTGACCGATGACCCTGCACCCTTGACCATCCCAGCGAACATTGTCATGACTGCCCCTGTCAGCACGACTGTCCATTCTGAAGGCCTCCTCTACAATATTGGCTGGGGCAACCTTACCGGCACCACGCTCATATCTGGAGATCCTGAATTCTCCCTGGATTGGGGCAGTGGGATCTACGACCTCCGTCATTACGAAACCGTAAGGCCGGTAGTTGCATTCACCCCGACCGGCGTGGGTACCTTCACCGGATACATCACCTTCTCCGGTGGCGACCATGGCATCATTCCGATAAATGGAACCGGCTGGGCACCAAGCCCCAGGGGGCTAACCAGCATAGACTTCAACCCTACCGATATGGGCAGGGGGTCTCAGGAGACCTGGATAGTCTCCAACACCTCGCCGTCGGGGTCTCCAGCACTGTCTTCCGTGGTATCCCTCACCAATGACAGCAGCAAGAACGCTTTCTCCATTACCTCGGCAGACAAAAACAAAGTTCCACAGTATCAGATGTATGTAGAGGCCGGTAGCGGCACGGACTCTATCGAGGTCTCCTTCTGGCCGACTTCCTCTGGCGTTCACACCGGGACTCTTTGGACAGACTTCCCGGCCCCTCATAATGAGATAACCTTGAGTGGTATGGGGGTCGATCCAAGGGCAGATTCTGCCGCAAGCACTTCCTCCATCTTCTTGCTCATGGGAGGCTAGGATGGCCGACACCTACAAGATCCTCTGTCAGGTAGTCCCACTGGCGACCACCGAGACCACCATCTACACGGTACCGGCCTCCACCTCGGTCGTCATCTCATCGCTGGTGGTCTGCAACCGTGGCGCAACCTCTTCCACGTTCAGGGTGTCCATTGCAGAGGATGGTGACGCTACCGGCATCACCGATTACCTCTACTACGATGTCACGATCCCCGGGAATGACACCTTCATTCTCACAGGAGGGCTTACCGCTGGCGAGACCGATGAGTTCAGGGTCTATGCCTCTTCGGGGAACCTCACATTCCAACTCTTCGGATCGGAGGTCACCTGATGGCCCAAGGCTTTACCAGTACGAGCAGTTCGGGTGGCGTCGATACAACCGCCATCCACAAGGCCACCGCCGCCGAGATCTCTGCCCTCACCGAGAAGGCCACCCCGATTGCCGCCGACCTCTTCATCATCGAAGATTCTGCCGACTCCAACAGCAAGAAGAAGGTCCAGCACGGGAGCATCGACCACAATGCACTGACGAACTTCGCTGCCGGGGAACACCGGATCATCAACGATGGCGGGACCAGTTCAACCGAGCTTTACAGTGCCTCCAAGATCAGCACCGAGATCGACGCAAAGGTGACCGGCGCTGCCTCCGGGACCGACAATGCTCTGACCAGATTCAACGGGACCAACGGGAAGATCATCCAGGACAGTGGCGTGATATTGAATGACGCTGACAGCCTATCCGGCATCGTGAACATCACCCTCTCCGGCACGGTGGATGGCAGGGATGTTGCCACCGATGGCTCCAAGCTCGATGGCATCGAGGCTGCCGCCGATGTGACCGATGCCACGAATGTCGCTGCGGCTGGCGCGGTGATGAAGCAGAAGTACAAGAAGATCATCCACATCGAGAACGGCGACGGCCTCAGTGCCACAGACACATGGCCGGTCTTCTCGGTACCCTTCGCTTGCACGATCACCAGGATCACCCACATCACTGATACCGGGACGGTTGACTGGAACCTGGAGGAGAGGGCCGAGGCCACACCCTTCACGGCTGGCACCGATGTCTACGCCTCCGACGAGCAATCTAGCAGCACCAACTCGGTGGACACCAGCTTCGCCAATGCCTCCCTGGCCGCTCACGCTGGCCTGGAATACGTTGCGAGTGCAGTGTCCGGTACACCGACGAAACTCCGAATTCAGATCAGCTTTGAGGAGGCTTAGGGATGATCATCAACCCAGACCACCGACAGTATGTTGCGGCCCTGGAAGACCTACAGTCCATCTATACCAACTTCAAGGACCGGTACCACCCGATCATGAGCCGGATGACCGAGGAGCAATTGCGATGGCTGTACCAGCGTGACCCCCTACTTCGGGAGTTCGTGAAGATTGCAAAACAGGTCGGCAATTTTGCCGATAGGGCGGGGATACAGATATGATCACTGAGAAGAACTTCTTCGGTGAGACCGATCCAGATGTCGGCGGTGAGACCGAGTTCACCAATTGCAATTTCGCGCATCCACAACCTGTCCTCGATGGCGCTGATTACATCGGTGTCCGTGTCTTCCCTGGTGATGACACACCCAGGACCTTCACTCGCTGCAATCTGGTGAACTGCGAAGTCCCTCCTGGCAGCACCATGACCAAGTGCAACAGAGCGATTGTTCGCAGGAACGTTGTCACCAACTCCGAGGACATTGTAATCGGTGCCGAGACCATCACGGTGGAGATCAAAGCCAACCTTTGCTATGGCCACCAGATCGGCCCCGGGATCTACAACTACTACGCCGTGCCGTCTGAAGACGGGATCGACCCGGAGGAATAATGGCCACCTACTACGTTGACACTGCTGTCGGGAACGATGGGAACGCTGGCACCAGTGAAGGTGCTGGCAACGCTTGGGCCACCATCGACCACGCCATGAACACCCTCTCCGCTGGTGATCACATCTACGTCAAGGCCTCCGGCGATTATACCGAGATGGCGACCATCGACACCGCTGGCACGGCATCCGCCTCGGTCATCATCGAGGGTTACACATCAACCCCCGGCGACGGCGGCATGGCGACCATCGACGCCACGGGCCTGAATAATGGCATCTTCTACACCACCTCGACCTACCAGTATTATGCCTTCAGGAACATCACGGTGGAGAACGCCGACTATGACGGGTGGAACCTCTCCAGCCGGTACCTCATCATGTTCGAAAACTGCCAAGCCCTGAATTGCGGAATCCGTGGGTTCGACACTGGGGGGTTCACCAGCTTTGTCGATTGCGTGGCCACGGGCAATTCCAGTGATGGCATCTATGCCGAGAACGATATCAAGGTCATCGGTGGAGATATCAGCGGCAATGGCGGGTATGGAGTCCGGTGTCCTGGGTACAGTGGTGTTGCCTTCGGCGTGATGGCGAACTCCAACGCAAGCATCGGCCTCCAGGTCAGGCGTGGTGGCACTGCGATCAACTGCACCGTTGATGGTGACAGCAAGGACACTGGCTCCGGCGTGGACTTCTCGGGCTACTCAGACTTTACCCATGTCCTCGTCAATACCATCATCTACGACTGCGTGAATGGGATCAACGGAGATGCGACCCCATGCAATGGGTTTGCCATTGGCCGGAACAATCTCATCAACGGGAACACAAACCAGTATGTCAACTGGGAGACGGATGCCCAGGCCACAGACATCACAGATGCGCCTGGGTTCACGGCAGAGGGTAGCGACTACACCCTTGGGGCAAGCTCCGCTGCCAGGAACGCCGGGTATGATGGCAGTGGGTCGAGTTCCCCTGGCATGGACATCGGCGCTCATCAGTCTGCCGATGCTGGTGGAGGGGGCGTCACCACTGTGGTCATCACCGGGTAAAGGAGCCACATGCTCTCCCCACATTTTGGCCTACATGAGTTCACGAAGGCGTCGGTCGGGAGGAAGAAGTTCCAGGTCAAGCTGTCCTCGGTGGGGTATTACCTTGCCGAGAGACTCGCCCTCGACATTCTTGAGCCTGTCAGGGTCAATGAGGGACGGCCAGTCCGGGTGACCTCTGGGGCACGGTCCTGGGCAGTCTATGATGCGATGGTCAAGGACCGAGAAGGCACGAACAAGAGCAAGCCCTCAAAGAGGTCCGACCACTTCTACGCCAACCATGTCCATCCCTATGGAGTTGGGGCTGCCGACATCACCTTCCACGGTATCGACCCCTTGCACCTGATCGCCTGGATCATGGCCGAGGGGATTCCAGTGGGTCAGGCAATTGCTTACCCGTCCAACAGGTTCGTCCACCTCTCCAACCCAAGGACTGTCCTGTTCGCCCTGGAGGCCATTGAGGTCTTGCCGCCGAAGGCTCGGTTCCTGGTCTGGACACCCGACTTGGGATACAGGAACCTTGCCTGACAATGCCATGAGACTGATAGTCATGTCAACCCCTTTCCCCCCTCCTCTCCCCTTCCCCCCCTCCCCCTTACAATCCCCCTCCC